TGATAGTGGATATAGAGGTGAAATACAAGCTACCTTTAACAAAGTATTTGGGGGTGACCGTTTTTATGATGAAACAAAAAATACGGAAGATACATCAAATAACTTCTATAAAGTGGGTGATAGAATTGCACAAATCATTATCATACCACATCCACAAATTCAGTTTGATGAAGTAAATGAGTTATCGGATACTGAAAGAGGTGAAGGTGGATTTGGTTCAACTGGAAATTAAAAAATAAAATATGTTTGAATATCAAGAAGAAAGTGTAAATCACACATTGTGGACTGAAAAATATAGACCAACAAAGTTAGATGATTATGTAGGTAACGAACACTTAAAAACAAAAGTTGCCGGTTATTTAGAAAATAATGATATACCACATCTATTATTATTTGGTAGAGCTGGTACTGGTAAAACCACATTAGCAAAGTTGATTGTTAAATCAATTGATTGTGATTATATGATTATCAACGCATCCGATGAGAATAATGTTGAGATGGTAAGAACTAAAGTAAAGAACTTTGCATCATCTATGGGCTTTAAGAAATTTAAAGTAATTATTTTGGATGAATTTGATTATATGAGTAAGGAGGCTCAGGCTATATTAAGAAACTTAATGGAAACATTTTCAGCACATTGCCGTTTCATCTTAACTTGTAACTATGTTGATAAAGTAATCGAACCAATTCAAAGTAGATGTCAATCATTTCAAATAGTTCCTCCAACTAAAAAAGATGTAGCTATTCAAATGAGTAAAATTTTGAAAGCTGAAAGTATTGAATTTGATGTTAAGGATTTAGTTCCAATTATTGATGCTAGTTATCCTGATATTCGTAAGGTAATTAACACTTGCCAATTAAATTCTAATAAAGGTAAGTTAAAAGTAGATGTACAAAATCTACTAGAAAATGATTATAAGATGAAAGTATTAGATATTCTTAAATCAAACGATGATAGTAGAAACAAATATATGAAAGTAAGACAAGCTATCATAGATTCTAAAGCAAATGACTTTTCGGAATTATACACTTTACTTTATAATAAGGTTGATGAATTCGCACCAAACAATACATCTGGAGTTATCCTATTTTTAGGAGAGGCCGTTGCTAATTCTTCTTTAGCAAATGATAAAGAAATTATAGCAGCAGCTACAATGATTAAAATTTTAAATACATTATAATATGGCAAATATTTTAGGAGCAGGTGGACAACCAATAGGAGAAAGAGAAGAAAAACCAATTTCATTAGAGAAAACCGAAGCAATCGGGTGTAAGAAATGCGGTGGTGAAATTTTCGTACAAGGGTTTGGATTTCGTAAGATTTCAAAGTTATTAACTGGTAAACCAAAAGATGAAGTACTACCCGTAGAATTATTCTTATGTGGTGATTGTGGTGAAGTATTAAATGATTTACTACCTCCGGGTTTAAAAGTAGAAGAAGAAGCATAATATGGCTAAAACATTATTCGACCACCTAAACGCAATTACGGATAAGAAAGACCCAAAGTATTGGGATAAGTTAGAAGATGCTGATAAAAAGACATGGAGTAACTATATGATACTCCGTTTTCTTTCTATGAAGCCTGACTGGATTGAATTGATTTCTGATATACAACCTTACATACAAAATGCTCCACCTAAAGCAGTGTATTTAGCATTGATAGAATTAATTCCAAAGACCAGAGCATTCCTAAAATATATGAAACCAGCATCAGCTGAAAAATATGAAAAATGGGTTGTTGAATTGGTTTCACAATATTATGAGGTATCTCAATTAGAAGCTGAAGATTATTTAGAAATACTTTACGAAACTACAAATGGTAAATTGCATATTAAAGAAATAGCTCAAGCGTATGGTACTGACCCTAAAGAAATTACTAAGTTAAAACTCAAAGTTTAATTTGGTTTACTCGGGTATTTTTCGTATCTTTATACAATAAAACAACATAATGGCTAAGGTATCATTTTCACAATATAGTATGTGGAGTAATTGTCCACAACAATACAAATTAAACTACATAGATAAATTGGGTGAGAGTTCTGGTAACATTCACACAATCTTCGGTACGGGAATGCACGAAACAATTCAACATTACCTTTCGGTTATGTATGGTGTTTCTAAAAAGCAGGCAGATGAAATCAATTTAGATAAACTTCTTTTAGAAAAAATGAAAGATGCGTTTACTAAAGAGAAAGATTCTCTTAGTGAAGGAGCTCCTTGTACTCAAATACAATTAGAAGAATTTTATGGAGATGGTAGACGTATATTAGCATGGTTGACAAAAAACATGCAAAAGTTTTATTCAAAATCCGGCTATGAATTAGTTGGTATTGAAATTCCACTTAATGCTAAAATCAAAGAAGGTGTAAACTTCATTGGATTTATTGATATTGTATTAAGAGATATGGCTGAGAACTCAATCATCATTATTGACCTTAAGACTTCAACGATGGGATGGAATCAATATCAAAAGGCGGATAAGTTTAAGAATGCACAAATACTTCTTTATAAAAAATACTACTCAGAGTTATTCAACATACCATTACAAAAGATTAGAGTAGAATATCAAATTATGCGTAGAAAACTTCCTGAAGATTCTGCGTTTCCAATTCCGTATGTATCTAAACACATTCCGGCAAATGGAGCACCCTCTGTTACTAAAGTATATGATGAATTTGTAGAATTTGTTAATACTGTATTTAATGATGATGGTACATTTAAAGATATCCCATTCCCCAAAGTACCAGGTTCAGCAAAAAAGAATTGTAAATGGTGCGAATTTATGAGTAGGGGTATTTGTGACGGAAAAGCTTCCTAAAAAAACTTTATAAAAATCATCGTTTTTTTGTTTTTGTATATACTTATATATACAAATATATTAAATATACAAGACAATGATTCAAGAAAAAACAAAACTTACAACTGTGAAGATATTGAAAGATGTATATTCATCATTTAAAAAAGTTTCCTTTGATTCTGATGTAACATTACAAAAGCTGGTAAATAGAACAGTTGAAAGATATGTTAAAGATGAAGATTTTAGAAAAGAGATGAATGAATACTTACAACTACAAATATCAGGTTCACAATTTTAATGCAAAAATAAGTTATGGCAAAAAAGAAAAAAATCCTATTACTTTCAGATGATTTACGAATGGCAAGTGGTATCGCCACAATGTCAAAAGAATTAGTATTAGGTACTGTACACAAATATGATTGGTTTCAAGTAGGAGCCGCAATTAACCATCCTGAAGCTGGTAAAATCTTAGATTTAAGTGAGGACATTCAAAAGAATTATGGAGTGGCAGATGCTTCTCTAAAAGTACTTCCTTGGAATGGTTATGGTAATGCAGATTTGATTAGACAACTAATTAATACCGAACAACCCGATGCTATCTTACACTTTACTGACCCTCGTTATTGGACATGGTTGTATGATATTGAGCATGAAATTAGACAGAATGCTCCAATTTTATTCTACGCAATTTGGGATGATTTACCAGACCCATTATACAATCGTAACTTCTATGAGAGCTGTGATTGGATTGGTTGTATCTCACGTCAAACTTATGGTATCATTAAAAGATTATCAGCGTTAGATACTAAACCAACTTGGAAACCTAAGAAGGATTGGCAAGTTGATTATGTACCACATGGTATTAATACTACTATATACAAACCGGAAGAAGTACCTGCTGAATATCGTAAAGAAATTTTAGGTGGTAAGGATTATGATTTTGTTCTTTATTGGAGTAATCGTAATATTAGAAGAAAACAACCAGCTGATGTTGTTGTAGCATTTAAAAAGTTTTGTGATAGGATTGGTAAGGAAAAGGCAGATAAAGTTTGTTTAGTAATGCACACACAGCCTGTTGATGAAAATGGTACTGATTTATATGCAGTAATTGAAACAATGGCACCTGAATGTAATATTATATTTTCTGAAAAGAGAAGATTACAAAATGAATTGAATTGGAATTACAATATTGCAGATGCAACAATCAACATCGCTAATAACGAAGGATTTGGATTATCAACTGCAGAATCAATAATGGCTGGAACTCCAATCATTGTAAACGTAACTGGTGGATTGCAAGACCAATGTGGATTTGAAGTTGATGGTAAGATGCTAACCGCAGAAGATTATATTAAGATTGGTTCACTTCACCAATGGAGAGAGTGGGAAGGTAAAGCTAAACCTGGTCCTTGGGTATTGCCGGTTTGGAGTAGAGCATTGGCATTAGCAGGTTCAGTTCCAACACCTTATATTTGGGATGATAGAGTTGATATAGAGGATGTTGCAGAAGCAATTGAGAAAATGTACAACACACCAAAAGAAGTCCGTAAAGC